TGGTAAAACAACCCAAATGCTAACTATCTCAGACTAACCATCAAAAATTGATAACACAACCTCCTTCGGCAAAAGGATGGAAGGGTCATAATTCATGATAATCTGGACTAGTCTGGGATACCAGGTCGATTTGCAATAAAGCAATTGGTATGACCTAAGAGTGTCAACAGCGAGTTCATCCTCAAGGTATAAAAGCTTGCAAAGATGTTTGGAACCATAAACTGGCTCAAACATTGAATTGCCCCATTTAAAACCACAGAACTCATTGCGTTCACAACCCTTAATAATAAAACCGAACTTCTCAAAAAGCGCGAGTTTATTAGCAGACAAAGGAGCTTGTCTCATCGTATCATCACCCATAGCGGTAACCTCGGAAAGAGGCTCACCAGCTTCAAATGATAACGTGAAGTCAAGCAACAGCTGCATCATAGTATTGCCTAAAATTGTCAAAAACGACCCAGATTTCATCAGCCCAGAGACTAGTTGTTTAAATCGAAAACCGTTTGAACAAACAAACGTGGGATCGACAAACAACGAAGAAAATCGCCATCGTGCAAGATCGGCCCATGTTCCAAAAGCAGACTCAGAATCAGTCACCAAATTGATTCTGATTACCTCCAAAAAGTCTTCAATGAGCCACAACGGGACCGTGTAGTCCCATGCAGTCATATCATACCCATAGCACTGATAAGGAAGAAGTCGCCAACCACCATATAAAGGAGTCCAACCTATCATTGAACCACCAATCTGATAATTGGTTAGAACTTTATCGAAGAATGGACCAAAGATCATCCTATCAATGAGTGAATCAATCAAAGAAACCGATGAAAATAGTCTAAATCTTCCTTCTTCTATCTTAGCCATTTTATGGGGCTCCTGCTTTATAAACAACCTAATGGGATCAGCCGTTTTATTCTCCAGTTTGTCAATCACACATTGATAGATAAATTCAAATCTATCTTCGCGCAATTCACCCTTAGAGAACAGAAGATCACCATTAGTCGGCGCAATCCTCATTAGAGGAAGGCCAGGGCTCGCTCGTCGGTCAACATGCTCCAAGATTTCACGTCTCAATTGGTCCCGACTGAACCAATCTGAGGGCATCGTGAAACCCAATCCAAGAAATTTTCGTCCAAAGGCTCTAATGGCGTCTACCCTTGACTGGTAGA